GCCTCCGAAGAGGACTCTTCCAGAACGCTATGAGGTGACTTAATCGTCACCCAAGGTATCTTTTTTAACGGTTGATAATGCCGACGTCAAGAATTCTTGACTAGGTCCGACTGTAATGAAGGATTCCTTATCATGGGTCTCCGTCGCCACAGCAGGTGACGCAAAATTACTCTGAGAATAAAGAGACACTAAAATCTCCTTATTACCAAAGTAAGAGTCAAATGCCGCCATACTATACAAATAGTCTGGTTGGGCAATCATATAGTTCCAAGGAACTGTAGAGGGGGAATCCCCTGGCTCGACAAACATTGCGGCTGCATATTTTCCCCATTTCGGCAGGTGTTCGGAAACGAACTCCTGTCCATGAGAAGCAACATACGCTCTTATCCCAGCCAGACTAGGAGCCCCAGGGTGGGGCCGATAGTCCGGATAATCCGGAGACCCTTCAGAAGGGTCAACGAAAATGGATAGGAATGCGGTGTCTTTCTCTGCGAATTTCCGGGTAAGGAAATCAGTGCAGGTACTAGTTACCACATCCCGCATGAATGTTAATTTTGTCTCCAGTTTAAGGACGTTGACAAGGACTTTAAGAGGAGAATCGATAAGACGGTCTTTTGGGACCACATTATCGTCTTCTTTCTCTTTTTTCCTTTGGATCAGTAAGAGCACTTCTTTGTAACGGTCAATAACATCCATTAGATCGAGTAGCTCAGATAACTCTAAGCTTTTCAATTTTATGGTTGGTGTTGCCGTTAGGGCACTCCATTTATTCACAAGATTTGTGTATATTTGGAAAAAGAGATGACAGTACAAGGGATGTATTAATTTCCCAAGTGGCGAAAGTCGACGGAATACCATCGGATTCAGCCTAAAGGCTCCTTCGGCAACGAGGGCCGATTCAACGACAGACATGTCTTGAGTTGGGAAACTTATTGTATCCAGAACAATCGCACGCGCAAGATTGGCGGCATCATTTGAAGGATGAAGAGCATTTACTCTTGGTCCCAATCCGTCTAAGGGTTTTGACCCGTAGATGAATTTTATAATAGTTTTAATTGTCGCATTTTTAAGTGCTAGATTATCCCTATTATAATCAATGAAAGCGTCTTTCCGCAGAGGCATTGATATTTCCTCTGGTGCAAGTGTACTGTGGACAACCGCTCGAGTAAACATTCGAACAATAGAACCGTAGCTGTTTTCAAACAGAGCCGGAACTAACGTAAGTTTGTTATCTCGGAAAGTAATAACTTTATGAACGATATCCGACAATTTAAGAATCCCGGAATTGGTGAACATAGACGCCAATCCTAGGAAAAATAAATTAGGAATCCCCATATTGTATTTACTTTCTCGCGAGAAACGAGTGATGTACCTGATTAGGTGATTTTTTACAATCCCTTTTCGCAGCAATGCGAAACAGATACCCACTCGGCCCATAACTGTTGGCTGGGACATGAACATGGCCCAGCTAACGGCTGCAACATTGCACGCATAGTGTCCAGTAACTTTTGCGAACTCGAAAGTAGGGTTAACAGCAATAACGCTTTTGGCGAGATTGATTGGTACCCCTAACTCCGACATTATCAAAAGATACTGTTTGGCAACTTGTTCCTCGAAGAAGACAATGTCATCTCCAAGGACCTCGTACCCTTCGTACCATTCAAGGCGCCAGTACCCGAGAGGGTCCTGACCACTAAGAATCCGTACACGATGTGCAGCGAGCTGAGCAATTAGGTGATGCGTAATCGCCAACATTGCCCAGGAGCTTAGAGCTCCCCTCGGTTGTCCTACCTCGTATTTGTAATTCCCCTCAAACGGTCGATACCGTTTAACAGGGGTTAGTAAGAAGTAATTTCTTGAAGTCAAGAGATCACCTCATACTTTACCAACACCAGGAAGGATTCGATCTATGATCGCTATTTGTAATGATAAAGGGAGTCTATCAGTTGCGGCCGAAAGGTCATAACCGAAAGAACATCCCGCCTCACTTGATTTGATCATGCATCGGGTAACCGACGCCTGCTGATCAAATGTGGCATCATTAGGAATAGATCGCAAAAAGGAAAAGAGCATTTTATGCAATGGCCCTAATGCGATTTGATCCCAGAACGTAACCATGGCAAACACTCTTACTTTCCCTGCAGCCTCCTCTTTTAAGGCCAACCGACCCACATGTTTGTGGTAAGGTTTTTCTTTAAAGCGGTGCAGCTGGTCTCCGACCTGATCAAGCCAGAAGCTTAAATGCGAAAGCATAGTAAGCGTATGGTGTTGACCAGTCAGAGCCAGGAAGTGTAAAAGCGTATCTAAAACTCCATGGAGTTTCAGAGCCTGTACATCATCTAGCATTCCAGACCACGAAACTTTCGCGGTTGAGGATGCAGATTCAAGAAGGGTCCAGACTGGGAGACCAGTCCGGCCAACTTTAAATGGGGTCTCGGTCGTCACGAGAAGAGATTTGTCGAATCTGGTCAGAGGAACTAGTTTTACTACTTCCGCTGCCACCCGATTAATCCCTTCAAGTGCTACAGTCAGAGGATCAGTGATAGTACTTAACTTTAGAACTCCGGGAACAGATATTACTCTGTAAACGGAAAACAAGGTCAAGTACCATCGAATGATAGACGGACTATGGTTAATTAACATTAACCGCCGGTCCCGAAGGGGAATCCATTTCGGAATCCCTCCTGACACTGTACGTACCATCCGCACATCAGCTAATTCCGCAAGGCTTTTAACTGGTGTTCCTGCTATGGATTTCTGCAAAGCAAGTTGTGATACTTTTAAGTATGTCACAACGAAAACATCTCCGTGGTTATGTCGCATTGCTGCGATATGACTCCAGAAACTGTTAAGTTGTCGAATTCTTGAGAGGTATTTCCCTTTATCTATAAATACGGCCGAAAACATTCGGAACCCGACATTATGGAAAAGGTTAGACAAAGTAGAAATCGTTCCTTTTTTATTGGAAAGAATTCTCGATGTCAGAGATACTAAAGCACCTCGTTTTGCGATAACTCGAAAAAAGTTACCAAGTTTCCCAGTTCCCGTAATTTTAAGAGCCGCTAAGGCTTTAGAAATACGTGATTGGGGTCTTAATTGTTTTACAGGTGACATAGAGCGCGGTTTTGAAGTTCTAGCGGAGGCAGATGTCGAATAACTTCGACGTCCGTTTCCGTTCGCTGGAACTGATCCCGAAGGACCAGAACCATTCTGGTTACCGGCATCTATCCATCGATAGAATTTTCTTATCAACGCCCTGATGACCCAAACTTTTCTATATATGAAAAGGAGGATTCTGAATACTATGATTAGTATAAAAATCAGTCTCCAATAAAAGTTATCTAATTCGATTCCTCTTATTAGGATCCAACCGAGATTATATTCTTTAATCACGGCAAAGAACCCTACAAAGATAAGTAGAATTAATGTTGCCATGGCTTCAATTAGTTAGAATTGGGTATTGTTCCGTTGTATATCCATATGTATCATCAAGGATTTACTCCTCTCTCATCTATGAGGGGGATAGTTTCTCCGATACACTTAGGTATATGTTCTTGACTGTGTACTAGATAAGTAGGTCCCCCTTTTGAGGGGCTTATCGTTCTACTATAACTGCCAAGGACAACTACAAACAATGAGCTGTCGAGGACCAACGAAGTTTTTTCGTTAGCCTTCTGCAACTTACTGGTGTTTCTCCGCCAAAGCGGGCAAAAGTTTTATCACGCATTTCCTTGGAAATGGCGTGAGGACGGTATGTATCACTACATAGGCCCCCTTTACCGGCGATGGGTTTGATTCCCAGAGTCATTGCATCAATTGCAAAGTACTCAATATCGGTACACTCTTCCAGCTGCTTTTCAGCAAAGTAAGACAATTAAACTTGGAAAACCAATTTTATGTAAGTAGTCCGGGACGAAGGTTTCTTCGGATTCCTTTCGGAACTGCGTGTATGGAAGGTTCCACCTTCCCCGCACCAGTCACCCTGGATACAGTGGCCCGGTTCTGTTACCTCGCGGTAACTTCAATCGACCATATACATACATAAAACGGGAAAGGCGCATGCGCCTCTACCTAGAGTTAATCCATAGTCCCCGCGGTGGGACCCCCCTTTCCTTTCTACTCTCGCAAGTCTCTGACGCGATCTCCTAGTATGGAGAAAGGCCCTTTCGGGCAGCCAAAGAGGCGGGAGCAGGAGGTAGGAGGACCACGGAGCGTTCTGGATCTTCTAGATCTAGACGTCACGTACCCCTATTTCCAGCTCACGAGCGGAAGTACTTGCCCCTTCACCCTTTCCTTTTGGGAAAGGGGGGTAAGTACAATGCCCTCAAGCATCCAGGTTGGCACTGTCACTAGACAGCCCCAGCGACCTGTAAATCCTTGATCGGTATTACCGTTAGCGATAATAGTAGCATTAGTATCTCGACTAGGAGTATTCCCGTAAGGGAGCCCTAGCAGATTTGCTACAGGACCAAGGTTTCGACCTTCGTCTTTACCTGCGCAAGCAGGAATAAACGGTTTGTCGCAGGGTTTATGACCCTGTGGAGTTTTACCGTATCAAGAGAAAGCACGCTAGTGCGAC